TGTGACGAGGTTGTGAAGTTCGTTAAACTGATCCTCAGTTGCTTTTTTCTTCATTTGTTAAAGCTACAATGGGGACAATATCGTGACACATCACTTCAACGCGAGAACCGGGTCTAAAAGTAAACCCAGCTTTCATGATCTCAGTACATTTCAGTGCACGTACAAGTTCGTAATCAAGGCGAAGTTTCTCCTCGTGACGTTTAGCGATATTTTTACAAAGTTCTGTCATGCCACCATCAAGCGGTATACTAAAATTAAGTTGTGCACCGTAGTTATTACCGTGCACATACCCAGAGCTTTTGTAAGGAATAGTCTCGTTGCCCATGTAAAACGGTGAAAAGGTCATTGTAGTGCCGTTACACGAGTTACCTGGGCTAAAGTACTGTCTACTAGGTGCTCCGTTGTTTTGGAATTGTACCGCTTGATTAGTGACGTTACCAGTAGCAGCAGCTATAGGATTAGCGGTGTTTTGAACTTGTGGTTCATTTGCTAACGCAGGGCTTACTGAGAGAAGACCGACAACGAAGTAGTGGTAGAAACTTGTTGAATGGTTTCGGTTACCAGGCTGTCTTCGATGACCCCTGCTGCACGAGTCACAATTTCTAGTTGAAACTGTTCCCCTGCGTTGGTTACAGAATAGGTGGTGGAGTCGCTTAAAATGTCCCCACTGGGTGTTACGTTTGTTCCAGACCATGATTTATAATCGCCACCATATACATTGGTCGCAATGGTGCGGCTAATATCCACGGTGGTTGTAGTAGTAGCTTGCATCGACCCCTGGGTAAAGTTAGGGGTCACTTGTTGTGCTGCAGCGGGACTGGCAAAAAGCAGAATTAGGAAAAGCTTTTTCATTCTTCTTTCTTTTTAGGGTCAGTTGGAGGTTTACCGTTGCCGTTACCGTGTTTATTGTTTGAAGTATTCAAGCCAAACGTGGCAAGAGCACCAGTAAATACAGAAGCAACAAAAGTAATGTCACCGCCGCTTTTACCTTTTTCAATCATTGGTAACTCAACGTAGTTAAGAGTAATAATAAAACCACTCCAAACAACAACACCGAGCCGAACGAAAGTTCCAAGGATCTCAACGTCGTGCTCAGCTTGTTCTTTAATTTTTTTAAGCAGTGGTTTCTTTACTTCTTTTTCTTGGTTATCTTGTTCCATGTTTGTTTAACGACGGGCTTCATTACCATTACAAGGTATTTGAAAATAGATGTAGCAGTAAGGGTGGCCGCAACGGATATAACCGCTGTCGTTGCTGCAGCTGTCATGATTTCAGTTGATGGTATTGGGATTTCAACATCCGTAAATGGCACATCAACCATTTGTACCTCCTTGGGTGGTTTAGGAGGTACGTTAACTTGTGGTTTAGGTTTTGTTGGTTCTTTTTGCTGTTGTTCTTCCGATGCTTCTGAACCTTGAATACCAGGAGGCGGTCTAAGGTCGCTAGGAGGCACCACAAGGGGCTTGTAACTAGGTAACTGAGCCCTTGGTACCTCCAGCACCGGAGCAGGCATTACAGGCGCTCCTGGAAGGGTTAACGAAGGTAATACCGGAGGATTACTCAGCGGAACCAAATAGTCCACGTTCAATAAACTTCACAGCTTCATCGTCAACCGTGTTATCGGTTTGCTCTGCAAGCTTCTTAAGCAGGTCAACAATCAAACGCTTAACCTTCTCAGAATTAATAAACGAAAAAAGAATTGGACGGATAAGGGTGATCATGGTGATTATTAGGTAGTGGGTTCAGTAGGCCAAGTCACATCATGTGGGAAACCATCAGTAGACGGCAGGTCCCGCAGTGCTTGACGGTAAGCAGCCCAAGCGTTAGTATCAGCAGTGTTATCTGCAAGTTGAGTCCAGTCGCTATCAGCAAGACGCTTGTTGCGATCAATGCGGACACGTTCAGCTGCTTCATTATCAATACGTTGACGGTAAGCAGCTTCGTTGTCAGCAGCAGTAGTAACTACACCATCTTCATCGGTGGTGTCAGTAAACGTCGGTCCAACAACGTATTTAGTAAACCATTGACCGTTGATTTCTTCAACTCCATCACGAACACTGGTTTCATAAGGAGAAGTAACGGTAGCTTG